TGATGATTTTAATACTGGCATTGCTTATGGATTCAATACTCCTATTTCTGGAGGATCTATATTGTCAGATGGGAATATAGAAAATTTAACATACAGCGTCACTTGCAATAGAACGTACTCAACAACAATCGGAGAAAATTCTCCAAATGCAACATTTTTGAATGAAGTGGAAAAAGAATTGAGTATCAAGGCCCGAAACATAGGAGAATTCATCAATTACTCTGGTTACGGAGACTTAATAAACATTGACCCCAAAAATAATCTTGGACAATCTATTATTTCTGACGGTATTGGTATGTCCGCAAATTCGCGCATTGTTTCTCAAAATTTATCAATCACAGAAGGCGAAATTTTAGCAGGAGATATTTCATTGCGCGAGGTCATTCTTTGATTCGTCGGTGTAAATATATATGATGGCAAAGAAAAGGCTCGAAAAATCGGGTTCTCTTGAGTTCCACTCTCAACTAGAACATAAGATCAGGACAAGACCTCGCAAATTTAAATTTACGGACAAACAAGTTCAATTCTTAAATATCATACTCAATCCCAATAATCCTATTATTTTTGTTTCTGGACCAGCAGGTTCATCTAAAACATACATGGCAGTTTATGCCGCGATCCAACTCATGGCGGAAGATAGAGAGCGACAGCTTCTATATGTAAGAAGTATCGCGGAAAGTGCAGATAAAGGTTTGGGCAGTTTGCCAGGTGACATTGCCGAAAAGTTTGATCCTTTCTTGATGCCTTTATACGACAAGCTCGAAGAGATTGTTCAGCCACAAGATGTTGTATGGTTGAAAAAGCAAGAGCTTATCAGCGCTGTACCGATTAACTTTTTGCGTGGAGCGAGCTGGACAAACAAAGTTATTGTGGCGGATGAATGCCAAAACTTCACTCTAAAAGAATTAACTACTTTGATTACTAGAGTCGGAGAAGGCTCCAAACTTATTATCTGTGGAGATATCATGCAAAGTGATATTGGTCAACGCTCAGGATTCAAAAACATGTTTGATCTATTCAACGACGAAGAAAGCAAAGAAAAAGGAGTTCAAACATTCAAATTCAATCATACAGACATCGTTCGCAGCGAAATACTTAAATTTTTAGTATACAAATTAGAAAAAATCGGCGCAACGGTGTAAATATAATTAGACAAGGCTACCCAACGCACGCAGCGTATGCAGAATTATAACAGGGGTAGCCTTGTCTCTTTGTCGGAAAAAATAACTAGAAAATAGTGTATTTAATTACATTATAATAGTATGAATTCAACCTTTTGCCCCAATTGCGGCGTAAAGCATACTTATAATTATTCTAAGCCGAAATTCTGTTCTAGTTGTGGTAATGCACTTGGTGCTGTTTTAGCTCAACCAGCTAAAGCTTCAAAAACTCGTAGCATTGAAGACGACTATGAAGATGAAGATTTCGATCCTGAAAACTCTGACTCTGATTATATTCCTCGGATTACTAAGCTTCAAGTAGATATAGAAAAGGACTCTGAATACAACTCATTTTCTTTAGGCTCTCTGTTTGGCCAGAAAAACGACTCTCAAAAATCAAGCGGGCGCAGAAGAGCTTCAAGCATTGATGATTTTGTAAATACCAAAACTCGTAGTGGACAATAATTTAAAAAAATACGAAGACTATTCTGAAACAATAGATAAGGTAATTCAAAAGTTTAGAAAAAAATGGCAACTCAAAGCTATTAATTGGTTTGATTTTGATGATGTATCCCAACTCATAAAAATCCACATTCATAACAAGTGGAGTATGTGGGATCAAACAAAAGCATTGGAGCCTTGGATTGCACGAATAGCTTCCAATCAAATCAAAAACATAATACGTAATAACTATACCAATTATGTTAGACCCTGCATGCAGTGTAAATATAATATGGGCGATAACTTATGTGCAGCTACCAGCAACGGCATTCAAAACTCATCGTGTAAAGATTACTCTAAGTGGACAAAGAGAAAACAATCTGGGTATGGTATTAAATTGCCGCTGCCATTAGAAAATCACAAGCAAGAGGTTAACAATCAATATGATTCGGGCGTGGATTTCTCAGATTCTGTTTTAAAGTTAAACGAGATCCTCAAGAGAGAATTGTCAGACGCTCACTATCGTGTGTATATCATGTTGTTTTTTGAATACAAAAGCGAAGACGAAGTAGCCAAGTTTATGGGTTATAAAACTAATGAAAAAAACCGCAAAGCAGGATACAAGCAAATCAAAAACCTAAAAAAAATGCTAAAGGAAAAAGCCGAAGACATTATCAGTGAATACGATATAATTTTATGATTTTAACAGACGAGCAAAAACAACTAATCAAAGATACTTATCGAAGTACCACCGATCTTAATGACATTACGCGAATAGTCTTTGAAAACAAAGATATCGACGGTCGAAGCAAAGAAGGAAGACTCATTCGATCATACATGATTGAAACAGGACTCAAGTTCAAAACAGCTACCCGCGTTAAAAAAGAAGGCATTCAATTTACGAAAGAGCAGCGCGAATTTATTGTCGATCACGCAAACTCTGGATCATCATCACTGCGCATTGCAGAGATTTTATTTCCTGACAAGGAAATAAAACCACTTTCGCTAGAGCAGCGAGCAGTATACAGCGTAATCAATGAAATAAACCCAGATTATTCTCCGTCGCAAGACAGCGATGTTGGATTAAGCAGTTATGTAGCCCCGAAATCGACGGGCCGAATCGTTAAGAAGATCAACGACGCCACTGGCAATGAATTGCAGGAAGAGAAGGTTAATAGGCAACATAAGGTATGTATAGAGAGACTGGGTATAAATTTAAATAATTCACGATTCCTGAAAATCGTAAATAATTATACTTCGAAAGAAGATAGAGAATTATTTGAACAGGAATTTATCCGTTTAACTTGGGACAAGCCTGATTTAACTGCTGATGAAATCAATTTGTATATGAATGTATGCAAGGAGATTGTTAATCTGGAAGTTGTCAGCAAACACTTAAACAAGCTGAATGATATTTTTGATATAACAAACGATCAAGAAGAAATGAGCGTGCGCTTGTCAGAGATTATCAAAGCGAAAAGCTCAGAATATCATCAGTGTGAAACGCGCATTGAGAATCTTACAAAAAAGCTACAAGGTGATCGTGCAGAACGCATGAAAAGCAGACACAAAGAGAATGCCTCTATTCTTACTTTGGTTCAGTCTTTTCAAGACGAAGAAGAAAGATTAAACATGGTTCATATTGCGGAAATGCAGAAAGCATTAATCAAGGAAGAAGCTCATCGCTTGGAAGGCATGGCTGAATGGAAATCAAGGATTCTAGGAATTTCACAAGAAGATGTCATTTGATTGTAAAGAATGCGGTGAGCATTTTGGCTCATTAAAAAGTTTGCACTGTCATATCAAAAAGCATGATATGTTCTTAGGCGATTATTATGTTAAGCATTTCCAGAGAAAAAATAAGCTCAATGGATGTTTGCTGCAATTTAAGAACTACGAAGACTACTTTGAAAAAGATTTTACTAGTTATAATCAATTAATTGAATGGTGCAACTCCGCATCAATTGACGAAGTTAAACCGTATATTATTTCTTGCTTGAAAAAAAGAATAGAAAAGAAACAATTAACATATGGCCCGAGTACTATTGAACTTTTCACTTCCAGCTTGCCTTCTTTGCATATATACAAGAAAATTTATGGAAGCTATTCAGAAGTCTGTAATTTATGCGACGTTAAGCCGATGTTTGATGCGAATCTACCTAAGTCATTTCACAATGATTATCGCGATGTGCAGATATTTATAGATACAAGAGAACAGCAACCACTAGAGTTTAAAAACTCCCAAAAGTTAAAGCTTGATGTGGGAGATTATGCAGTAAGCGGAGACGACTATGATTATACTTATGTAGATAGAAAGTCTTTCGGTGATTTTTGTTCAACAATGACTGTTGGATACAAACGTTTCCACAGAGAACTGCGTAGGTGCAGAGATCTTGGATGTTATTTGTTTATTGTCACGGAATCGAATCTGTATAAAATGGCCGAAAGAAATTTATTCTCTCCAAAGAGATATAATCTTGATTACGCATTTCATATGATGAGGGATTTGCAAAACGAATACAAGGATTGTTGCCAATTCGTTTTTAGCGGAAATAGAAGCAATAGTCAAATACTTATTCCTAAATTATTAATGAATGGAAAAAAGTTATGGAAAACTGATATGCAGTATTTCTTAGATGCTGGTGTAATGGATTACTACGAAAGGGGTCAAAAATGAGTTGGGAAGTTGGTTCACAAAAATTAAATAAAAAGTTCAATAACATCAATCAAGAAATAATTGATTGCAAGGGATTCATCGAAGAAAAGAAAGCTAAAGTTTTATTGTATAAATTTTTACGAGAAAATCCATCTTTTGCCACAGAACTAATAACTGGTGTCAGTTTATTCCCATTCCAGCACATTGCAATTAAAGCAATGATGGAAACTGATTACTTTTTAGGTATTTGGTCGCGTGG